CGCGAACCAGTTTCCGGTTCCTTACTATTTGGAAACAATATTATATCAGGAGCAGTCGTTCCCTCCTCTAACGCAATCGGACTACATTTCTACCCCATCTGGGAAGCTGGCACACTTGACGAGTGGCTATACAACGGCGGACCTTACCAACTTGTTGTCTTTCATTTTTTGATAGGAATAGCAGCCTATGCTGGAAGACAATGGGAACTATCATACAGATTAGGAATGAGACCTTGGATCTTCGTAGCTTATACAGCTCCGTTATCTGCAGCTCTCGCAGTATTCTTAGTCTACCCTTTCGGACAAGGAAGCTTTAGTGATGGTATGCCTCTTGGTATCTCTGGTACTTTTAACTTCATGTTCGTATTCCAAGCAGAACACAATATCCTTATGCATCCGTTCCACATGCTCGGTGTTGCTGGGGTATTCGGTGGAGCTCTTTTCGCTGCTATGCATGGAAGTCTCGTTACTTCTTCGCTCATTAGAGAAACTACTGGATTGGAGTCTCAGAACTATGGCTACAAGTTTGGTCAGGAGGAAGAGACTTATAATATCGTGGCTGCTCATGGTTATTTTGGCAGACTAATTTTTCAATATGCAAGCTTTAACAATTCTCGTGCTCTACACTTTTTTCTGGCTGTATGGCCAGTCGTGGGCATATGGTTCACCTCTATGGGGATAGCCACAATGGCTTTCAACCTTAATGGGTTTAACTTTAACCAGTCTATTACAGACGCTAACGGAAAGATCGTTCCTACATGGGCTGACGTATTAAACAGAGCTAATCTTGGCTTTGAAGTTATGCACGAGCGTAACGCACACAACTTCCCACTTGATTTAGCATCAGCTGAGTCAACACAAGTGGCACTCACAGCACCATCATTAGGATAATGGCACAACAGTCTACCTCTGGACTTGGTGTAGCACACCCAGTTCAGTATTCACCAATACAAGAAAAAGAAAAAAAGAAAGAAGATAAAAAGAAAAAATAATACCACGTCCGTTCATCCTTCGGGACGCATGACAACCTAGCATGGAACGGGGCTAGGGTATATGGAGTTTACAATGACTGTAACTTACGTATATCGTGGCATTGAGTACACAAGAGTAGTTGGTAAATAGGCCACACAGGGAGGTTCGAGTCCTCCCAACTCTCTTGGCGAGAGCCCTCTACGGAGGATACCTTGAGCCGTCTAGACGGTGGGATAGACCACAAAATCTCGAGAAAAAATTTGTACAAGAAATACTAACCTTTACTTTTTTATTTTGAACAATGGCACAACAAGCCACAACAGCTACAGCCAATGGTCCTATTTATGGTGGTGCCTCCAACGGTACACTAACAGGACTTGGTACAGCTGACCAAAGAAGAGCACTTTATTTAAAGCTGTTCAGTGGAGAGATGTTCAAAGGATTCCAGCACAATACTATAGCTAGAGACTTAGTGACAAGACGTACACTATCAAATGGCCGTAGTCTACAGTTCATCTACACAGGTAGAACTAAAGCTGAGTTCCATGTCCCCGGACAGAGCATCCTCGGTAATGATGAGAAGACACCTCCAGTAGCAGAGAAAACTATTGAGTGCGATGATCTCTTAATCTCAAGTGCGTTCGTCTATGAATTAGATGAGACACTTGCACACTACGATTTACGTGGTGAAATTTCTCGTAAGATCGGTTACGCTCTTGCAGAAAACTATGATAGACGAATCTTCAGAGCTATCACAAAGGCTGCTAGACAGCCATCCCCAGTTACAATGAGTAACTTTGTTGAGCCCGGTGGTTCTGTAGTTAAAGTTGGTGCTGCCAACAGTACAGTAGCTGCTGACGCTTACAATGCTGGTCACTTAGTTAACGCTTTCTATGACGCTGCTGCTATCCTTGACGAAAAAGGAGTAAGTGGTGACGGTAGAGTTGCTGTAATTAACCCAAGACAGTACTACGCACTTATACAAGACATCAATAACAACGGTCTAATTAACCGTGATGTACAAGGTACAGCGTTACAGTCTGGTAATGGAATCATCGAAATCGCTGGTATCAGAATCTTCAAGTCAATGAACATTCCGTTCTTTGGTAAGTTTGGTACTAAGACAGACATGAATCCAAGAGCTTCTAACGATAACGAAGGTAGTTTCGTAGGTGAAGCAATGGGAGATCAGGATTCTAAGACAACACCTTCAAACTCTAACACACAGAAGACAATCAACAACTATGGTACAGCAACTAAGTTTGCTAATAGCTGTGGATTAATCTTCCAGAAAGAGGCTTGCGGTGTAGTCGAAGCAATCGGCCCACAAGTACAGGTAACATCTGGAGACATTTCAGTTGTATACCAAGGTGACGTAATCTTAGGTCGCCTAGCAATGGGTGCAGACTTCCTAAACCCTGCCGCTGCTGTTGAATTAGTAGCTGGAATTGACGTTTCTTCTAACTTCAATAACACTGCTGTTTCTAACGCATCATTCACTTAATAGTGATTATTCATATAGGGGGCTTCGGCCTCCTTTTTTTTATTTACAAAACTTCATGGCTTCCACAACTATTGACATCGACACCGAACTGTCCGCAGTAAACAATATACTGGGGGCTATTGGACAATCACCAATAACAACAATTAATTTTGACAACCCAGAAATATCCGTAATTTACAATCTACTCCGTGATGCCAACGTAGACACGCAGGCAGAGGGGTGGCACTTTAACAGAGAGGAACACGTAACCTTTTCACCCGACTCAAATAAAAACATAATTATTGGTAATGATATTTTATCAATAGACTTTCACGATAATTATGCAAAAAGAACTAATAATTTAGTACGACGTAACGGTAAGTTATATAATAAACAAACCCATTCAGATGAATTTGATGGAGACATAGATCTTGATGTTGTACGGTTATATCCGTTTGAAGATCTACCTATAATATTTAGACGCTACATTACATATAAAGCAGCTAGAGTTGCTGCTACACAACTTGTTGCTAATCCACAATTAGTTAGACTATTAGCTGTACAAGAAGAGCAATCGAGAGGAGCTCTACAAGAATACGAGTGTAACCAAGCAGATTACAGCATGTTTGGTCTACCAGAAAATACAACATATCAAGCTTATCAACCTTGGAGAAACCTTAGACGATAATGGCAGGCATAACACAAACTATTCCTCAGTTTTCTTTAGGTATGTCAGAACAGCCTGACAACTTAAAGTTTCCGGGTCAGGTAACCGAAATACTCAACGCCATACCTGACGTAACTAAGGGATTATATAAAAGACCGGGAAGTAAAAGAATAGATACATCACTAATTTCTGAAGCTAACAACAACTTTGCAACTAGAAATGTATCTACTGACGAAGGTAAATTAAAAGATGTGCAGTCTGGTGGCTCTTGGTTTCATTATTATAGAGACGAGACTGAAGGATCGTACATAGGACAAGTTGCATCTGATGGCCAGTTAAGAGTTTGGCGTTGTAGCGATGGGCGGCTAATGACTACTGTTTACGGTACAGGTGGGCAAACAGCTATACAAAACTATCTGCAAACAGCAGCACCAGAAAACTTGCAGTTTCTAACTATTAATGATAGTACATTTGTTAGTAATAGGGACTCTACTAATGCTCGTTTGCCTTACACTACAGTTAGAAATTATTTTACAGCAACATATAGTCAGTCAGGAACTACTATTACAGTTACCTTTACAGATCACGGACTGACAGCAGGGGAGTTAGTCTATGCAGACTTTACATCGGGTACTGCTTCAGACGCTAATCTTGTAATTGCTACAGTTGCCAACCCAAACACATTTACATTAACAGCATCTGGTAGCGCAAGTACATCAGGTAATGTTAATATCAAACCACTTACACAACAAACACCACACAAGTACTACGCTTTTGTCGAGCTATTACGTACAGAAAATGGAAGACAGTATGGTCTTGATATCTTTAATGATGCAACAACTACAACACTTAACCGTGCTACCAAGCTTAGGCTAACATCTGATAACTTAGATGAGTCAGATGATACAGGACACTGTCCCGGTATCGGTACTCAAGTATTTACAGTAACAGCAGCCAACAGCTACTCAGGCACTACTACTGTGTCCGTTAAAAACTCTAGCAACCAAGCTGTTACTAGCGGTAAAAGCAATCTTACTTTTAGACTTAACATATTAGGTCAACAAGGAACTTCTCCAACTGATAACAATAAATTTAGGTGTAGTTATCAAAGAGAAGTTGTACTATTACATGGCGGAGAAGGCTGGGTAACAGGAGATAAGGTTGAAGTTATACTTGATTCAGCTCAGGGTGGTACATCAGGTGGAGGAGATGCTACTTACGAAATTACTATAGAGGATCACGAGACTACGCAAGTCAATGCTAACTTAGCACTATTACGACCAACTCCTACACCATTTGATGCGGATACAGCAGTTACATCTGATACGGTTATTGGAGGAATCACAGCGATTGCTAACAGTATTGGTGTAAGCACAAAGGTTATTGGTAATGGTATTTATTTTTTTAGTGACACAACTTCTTTTAATATTAATGTTGTTGAAGATGACTTAATGAGAGTTATGCAAAGTTCTGTAAATGATGTACAAAACTTGCCTAACCAATGTAAACATGGATATATTGTTAAGATAGCTAACGCTCGTATATCTGATGAAGATGATTACTACTTAAAATTTGAAGGTCAAAACGATAAAGATGGTGTTGGATCTTGGACGGAATGTGCCGCTTCAGCTATAGCTAAAAGGTTGCATAATATGCCTCTAGTTATTCAACGTACAGCTGCTACTGAATTTACTGTTAAACAGTTTAATTATTCAGATAGACTTGTAGGAGACGACGGCACAAATACATTCCCATCGTTTCTAAATAAACGTGTAAACAAGGTATTATTTTTCCGTAACAGATTAGCATTTTTATCAGAAGAAAATGTAATAACCTGTCGACCGGGTACATTAGGAGAACCTGATTTCTTTATTGAAACAGCTCTGACAGTATCTACATCTGATCCTATTGATATATCAGCTGCATCTATGTTTCCTTCAGAGTTATTTGATGGTGTAGAGCTGAATACTGGTTTGCTTGTATTTAGTACTAATCAACAGTTTCTGCTATCATCTGACGATACAGTACTTAACCCTGATACAGCTAAACTTAGAAGTATAGCTACCTTTAACTATAATAAGAATATACCTCCCATATCGTTAGGAACAACTATAGCTTATGTAGATAATACTAATAAGTTTAGTCGATTCAATGAAATGGCAAACGTAGCCAGAGAGGGAGAACCTAATGTTTTAGAAGTTAGTAAAGTAGTTCCAGCACTATTGCCAAAAGATATAGACTTAATCACAAACTCTAGAGAAAACTCTATAGTTTTATTTGGTAAAACAGGAACTGATGTTGTATTTGGCTACAAGTATTTTCAAACAGCTGAAAAAAGGCAACAGGCTGCTTGGTTTAAATGGAAGTTTAACAATCCAATTATTTATCATTTTATTGTAGATGACGAGTATTTCTTTTTAGACAGCGATTACTACTTACAAAGCATACAATTAATACAGGCAGAGTCTAATATAGAGCCAAGTATAGATCAGAATAATGTTAACTTCTTGTTACATTTAGATAACCGTGTTGATCTTAGTGGCGGTACTTATAGCGCAGCTACAAAGAAAACAACTTTTACAAATGTTGACTGGCTATCAGGTGTTACCACACCTAACTATACTCTAGTCGTTATAGATGCAAATGCAGGGTCTTCTAGAGTTGGCCGATATGCTGAGGTTACAACAACCGGTTCAAACAGCTTTACGCTACCGGGAGATTGGGCAACAGGAGTTACAAGCAGTAACCCTCTTCAAGTAGGATACATATATGACTATCAAGTTAAGTTTCCTACACTATATCCTACAAAAATTACAGGTCAAGCATCTACGACTGACGTAAACTCATCCTTAGTTTTACATAGAATCAGATTACACTTTGGTAAGATAGGTCTATACGAAACTACGCTAGAGCGTGTAGGTAAAACAGACTACACAGAAGTATATGAATCTACAACTTTAGATGAGTATGATGTAGCTGATGCACCATATCTAGAAGAGTTTATCAAAACTATACCTGTATACGAAAGAAATACAAATGTTGATATAACATTAAGATCCACACATCCCGCCCCTGCTACGCTACTTGCACTATCATGGGAGGGGGATTACTCACCCAGATTTTACAAACGTGTATAACATAGACTTAACAGAAACAGAACTTAGATACCTTTATTGGAGAATGAAAACTAATAAATGGTATAAACGATACAAATTTGCCAGTAAGAGAGATAATCCTTGGCAAGAATGGATGCAAGAAACAATAGATAAGCTTGAACCAATATATAAGAAAATAGATGAGTAAGTATATTCATCCGATAACAATGGAGGCTGCTGTAAATGTAGCCTCTAATCTACGCTCAGAGGACCGCAGAGAGCTCTCAGAGGGCTATGGAACTATGCCAGAGCTACATCTACCCTTATTAGCAAAGAACCCCTCCTGTGTGTATTTTACGTCGCCTAGCGGCAAGATTGCTGGAATGGCAGGCGTAGATCCAGACGGAAAAAATGGGATTATTTGGATGCTTTGCACCCCGGTCATCCATGAAAAACCAGTATTATTTGCAAGAGAGGCAAAACGGTATGTCGATAACCGACCAGAACCTCTCCTTTGGAATATTGCTGATAGTCGAAACACAGTACATCTTAGATTACTAAAGTTTCTTGGCTTCAAGTTTTTACGCAAGTTAAAACACGGGCCAAACAATGTAACATTTATTGAATTTTGCCGTGTGCAGAGATAGAAACGCAGCCGAACGAAGAAGGGCTCAACAACTAAAAAGACAAAAAGACGCTGTTTTTGCTCAGAAGAAACTACAATTCTTTAACAAAGAAACAAGTTTTGCCAGAGCTAAGAATAGAAATATCATGGGATACAGCCGTGATATAAGCGATGCTAAAGTAAGAGCATTGTATACAGCAGGCAAGGGTAGAAAAGCAAAAGAGACAGCAGCTAAAAGATTCTTTGGATCAAAAGCTAAAGGTATTGCATTACAAGGCGGTCGATCACGTACAGCTGGTAGAAACGCATATTTAAAATATTTAAATACCGCAGCTAAAGTAGATAGTGTTATGGAAACTACATTTGGTAGAAACATGGCTTATGCTCAACAAGGTGCTACTCGTAGATTCTTAAATCAAAACGCAAAAGCTAGACAGAAATTAGGTATACCAGCTTCATACGGAGCTTCTGTTATGATGCCTCCTAGAGATAGACTTGGTGGTGCATTAGATATGGCACAACAAGGTTTAGCTATTGCTGCACCATTTATACCCGGTGGTCAGGTTTATACCGCTTTTAATTGGCAATGGTCAGATAAAAGACTAAAAGAAAATATAGAAGAAGTTGGTATATCAGCACAAGGTTACAAAATCTATGAGTTTAACTACATAGGTGGAGATGTAAGATTCCGTGGAGCTATGGCTCAAGATGTTCTTAAAAAGAATCCAATGGCTGTAGGTATAGATCAAAACTATCTAACCGTAGATTATAGTAAAATAGATGTTGCTATGGAGGTCGTATGACATC